CCAGCGAGTTTTTTTGTGAGGCTTGCCGAGCGTTCAAAGTCCAGTACAGCATCGATCCCGTCACCTTTGATGGTGAGTCGCCCGGTTTTAACAACTTCGGCCGCCATGAGTTCCAGGCGGTTTCGCCAGCGTTCCTGAAGACGGGCAACATCACGCGCGAGCATGAGTTCAAGGCGCTGCATCGGAGTCAGTTCACCGCCGAACGCTTCGCCGGCAATGCGGACGTTTCCGCGATCGGGGGTGAGTCCGGTCTTTTCCTTGATGTAAGCAGGTCGCAGGGATTTGGTCCGGTAGCCCTGCTCACGGAACATGGGCGCCTCGACAAGGGGATGCACGAAGGGAGCGATACCTGCTTTGACGCCAGGGGCTTCGTCGAAATAGACATCCTCCTTGGTCGACTGCACTTCAGTCGGGAAGAAGCGATCAAGAAAGAACTTGGGCTTTGGCACGATGCGCGTGATCAGGCGATTGAGGTAGTAGGTGCCGTAAATGGGAAGAGCCATATATCTCAGTCCTCCCCTTTTTCGATATAGATCGAGCGCAGGCTGAGATCGTCGTCGATGGATGCAAGTGTGTGGCCTTTGCCAAGCACAAGATCAAGTCCGAGAAAAGCGCCGGTGCGAAATACCGGAGCGAATTTATCGGACTCCGTGGCATCGATGTCAACCTGCAGAATGCAGACCGGCTTTTCGCTGCCATCAGCGATCGCCGTTGTTCCATCGTCTGCAGTTTTACTGCAGAGCACGAATTTTCCGGTCGTGGTTTTGCGGCCAAGCACAGAGCCCAGCTTTAAAATCTGACCTCTTTCAATGGTGACTGATCCGCGGTAGGTGGGGAAATTGCCGCGATGGATCAGGCGAGGCGTGTAGGAGTCCACGACCCGATAGGAAGGGTTAAAGTCCATTACGATCCTTTAATCTTCAAGCCATCTACTTTTTGGGCGAGAGCAAGAATGCAGTCCTGCTGCTCGGCAAGTGATGCGGATGAAGGTTGGTCTTTGGGTGGTACGTCGAGCCCTTCGAGCTGGCTTTCAAAGGACTCTTTTGGGCTTGTTTTTGGCTTATGTGGGTTTTTCTTTGCCTCCTGAATGATGGCCAGGGCTGCATCGGCTGCAGTCATGTCGCTCGAAATCAGGGTCTGGCAGAATTCGTTTGAAACGAGGCCCTCGGCCATGCCTTTGATTGATTCCGAGCGCTTCTGGTCGGCGAGGACTTTGGCCAATGCGCGCTCGGCACCAAGCTGCATGAAGTGCTCGGCTACGGCCGGGTGGCTTTCTTTGATAAATTCAGCAGTGATTGGCTGATCGGATGCCAATTGATGATCTCCAAGGTTTGAGATGACGCTTTCGAGTGTTGAAAGTTGATCGATAAGGCCGCGACTCTCTGCATCCGCAGCGACGAAGACAGCACCTTGACCGAATTTCTCAAGGACGGCCGCGCGGTCGACGCCGCGATTTCGGGCGACTTTTCCAATAAAGACATCGGCGAGGCCATCGATAATGGTCTGAATGTCCTTTGCGCCTCCCTCAGTCGCAGGGTCGCGGTTTTTATTCGGACTCTGCGAGGAGACGAAGCGGATTTCACCTTCATTTTTTTCGTTATGCAGAGCGAGCTGCACACCGATACTGCCAATGATCGCGGAATCTGCAGCAAAGACCCTCTCGCAGGCGCTCGCAATCCAGTATGCGGCGCTTGCTCCGGTTCCGCCGATATAGGCGGCCGTAGGCTTTTGGCCGCGGGCTGCGAAGATCGCATCGGAAAGCTCCGATGTTCCGTTGGCTTCGCCGCCAGGCGAATCGATATCGAAAACTATGCTGCGGACATCCGAGGAAGCCAGCATTTGATGAAAATCGCGCATCACCATCTCATAGGAGGTGGCGCCGCAGTGATCGGTCATCAGGTTTGCGTGCTTGAAGAGAGGCCCGCGAATGGGGATGATGCCCACCCCGCTGCGAACAGTCGCGCGCTCGGTGTTTTTGGCCCTTGTGCCACGCACTTTTTCAAGCGCTTCGATTGATCCGTGTTCAGTCGCAATGGCAATCATGGACCGTAGCGAGTCTTCGGTGATGGCCCATGGGGTGCTTGTGATGTAGCTGAGAGCAAAAGACAGGCAAGGGCTCCGGGTGGTTGGGGGCGTGATTTCGAGGGGGTGGGCAAAGAGCAGTCCGGGAAGACTCTCGTGAGAGGCAAGGCGAAGAATATCCCGAGCGGCCTTTCCCTGTAAAGGTTTCAGCTGTCCGCAGATTGCGGACGGCCCTGCCCGGAATTCGTGTTGCCCATGTTCTGGCTTTGTGCTGCCGGATCAGAGAAGATTTTATTCTCCTCCTCATACTCCTGGATCTGTTTGTCAAAGTCGCGGCCCTGGCTTTCCACAATGAAGCGGCGCGATTTCACACCAATGGCGATTTCGGTTTCGCTGGCCTTGGCTTCCTTCAGGGGATCGATGGCTTCCATCTCGGTGCCACACCATTGCGCGGAGAGCCAGGCGTGACGCTTCAGCGGGTCATCAAAGCCAGGAGCATCAAGCAGCCCGCTTTCTATGGCATCAGCTATCACCCACTCCCAGACGGGCTGGCAGAATTCGCTCACAAGCCATGCCCGGCGCACTTTGAAGACCTTCCAGGCCTCAAGGATCGCCGCGCGGGCCGCGGAGTAGCTCGAAGAAAAATGCTGCGTAAGCACTTCATAGGGAATGGATAAACCGATTCCGATCTGCTTGATGACGGCCTGCACAAAAGCGTCGAAGTTCATGTTCGGTCGGCCCGGAGTCGTTCCTTCCAGCTTTTCGCCGGGTAAAAGCTCAAGGATCGTGCCTGGGCCAAACTTGTGGTACTTGCGCTCGGGCGGTTTCGTCTGAGGGTTTGCAAGGTGGGCCTTCGAGCGATCGCCAAAGATGCCGCCCACTTCGCTTGTCAGTGATGCCGCGAAGAATGCGTTGATGACGGCCGCATCGATCTCGGCTTCGCTGTACCTTGAAATCTGTTTGAATTTGTCGATCACAGGAGCGAGGAACGGCTCGCCACGACTTTGACGTGGCAGGCGCTGGAGGATGAGGTGAAGGGCGGCTGCTGTGCCTTGGGAGTCAAAGCGTGGAACGCGCACCGTCTCACTGCCGAGGAAACGATCGGCGCCGGTTTTGCCAACGTGGTAGGCGATCGGCATGCCCGTCCTGTCGAGTTCAACCCCTTCGCGGACGTCGATGTCAGACTTGATATCCATCGGTGTACGGATTCGGGATGCTTCGATGATCTGGACGGCAGTTCCAAGGATGGCGCCAGGACGATTTCTAAAGCGCCGAACGGCGAGGCAATCACCGTCGAGCATGCTGGATCTTAGTGCCTGGGCCTGAAGGGTGGCAAAGCTTGACATACCGTGCCAGTCAGCAGTGTTCCTGCTCATGTGGAGCGAGAAGATCTTTTCCGCTCGACGTTCAAACTCCCGAGCCTTTTCCTCGGTGATCCCAATCAATTCATGATCAATCCGGGATTGCGGCCGTAGTCCATCGCCGACAACATTCGTGATGTAGTTCTCAAGAGCGCCGCGGGCAATGCTCTCATTACGGTCAAGATCGCGGGATTGATCACGCAAGGTGGCGAGGACGGGCAGGAGCGATTCGTCGGCATTGGACGAGGGCGGGTTCCACTCGCTTGTGGATCCAGGCTCCCGTGTCGTCGAACGGTAGGCGTTATCAACCTGTGAAAACGGTGTGAAAACGCTTCGCACCCGTGACCAGATGGTTGGTCTTTCGGACTTAACGAGGTATTGCATGGATGATGCCTCCTCCGCTTTGGCGACGAATCAGGGCTTTCAGCTCTTTTTCGCGGGCATAGAGAAGCTTGAGGCTTGCGCGGGTGATGCGGCGACGGTTCTGATTGACTTCAATCTCTACTTCCTGACCGCCACCCATAATGGTGGCGATGGCCTTTTGCACGGCCGTAAGTTCCTCTTCGGGGGTCAATGGGGCTCCGGTGGGTGTGGGTTATGCGGCGGGCAGTGTGCCTTCGAGTTCGTCGCAACGCTGATCGATATTCACACTGAAGATTTCGCGTGCTGCGTCGGCGTAGCGAAGGCAGTCGTGGGCATGATCGGCTACGCCGGCTGTGGTTTCGTATGTGAGCTGGTATTTGCCATCTGATTTTTTCCAGATGCTCTTTGGGGCGGTCAGTTCTTTGAAGAAGGCTTCGCCCAGGCTTTTGTGGAAATGAATGATGTCAGCCGATCGGTACGTGGCGGTCTGATCTGTTTTTTTTCGCTCCTGAAATTCCCTGAATTTGGCGATGGATTTGTCGATGGACGAATAGAGACGACCGTGTGTGGCGAGCTTGCCGACCGAGAAGAGGTAAACTCCGGCCTCGGATTTTTCGGTTGGCCTGTCGACGATCGGCGCGGCCACCCCTTTGGCCCCTTTGATGGGAACAATGAATTGCCGCAATAGATGGCTGCAGAATTCGTATACTGCGCCAGTATTATGTCCGCCAGTATCGACACATGAAGCCGCGATCCGCAGGACATCAGAGCCATTATTGTGAAGGTAGGTCGTTTGCAGCCGGGCATAAACCCGGTCCCAGAGCTCACCATCGTTCGAGTCGCCGTATTCGATCCAGCGATCGAGCACCCAGCTTTCGCCGCCGCGACCCCAGCCGCGTGTGACGATATCGACGTGGGAAGGGTGGGTATCAACGCCGGCCGTAACAATTCCGATTCCAGGAGGCAGGCGTTCTGCGGGCCAATAGTCCTCACAGAGGCTCATAACAGATTCCGGATCGCGGGTGATGATCGTGTCGTCCTCGTAGGGCTCTCCAAGGCAGTTGTTCACAAAGACTTTCATCTCGACCTGGTTGTCGACACCCTTCCGGAACTGCTCAAGGCAGTTTCGCCAGGACCACATGCCTGGCGGCGCATAGAGGGCGGGCAGGTGGTAGCCGCGGGCACCGTCGACCGCAGCAGCAGTTGCTCGCCACTCGCCGCGCCGCAGCATTTCCGCTTTGTCCTGCTCGTAATGACGATAGCCGCAGCGGAGGCAAAGATAGGCAGGGTTGTCCGTCGAGCGATCGATCTGCGCCCAGACCAGGATTTGCATTTCGCCGCAGCTGAGACATGGAACGAAATATTTTCGCCGATCGGTGGCGAGGTATTCGCGGTCGATGCGGCAGTGTTCCTTGATCGTCGGCGTTGAGTTGTAGAAGACTTTCTTGCGGCCGTCATAGGCCGAGGTGCGGCCCAGCGCGATGCCGCAGGGGTCGCCGTGTCCCTCGCAATCCTCTTCGTAGGCCGAGACTTCATCGAAGGCCAGATACTGGATGCTCTCTGATCTGAGCGATGACTCCGATGTGCTGGTCGAGAGAGTGATGTGACCGCCGGGAAAGTGCTTTGATATCAGCGTGTCTTTCTCGCGTTTGCTGCCGGCGATATTTTTCTGATGCTCTTCCACCTTATTCCGAAGGTCCCGGCAGTTGGCAACGATCGGATTGATGCGCTGCTTTGAGAATTTGTCGCGCAGCTCGGAAACCGGCTGAACGATCATCATAGGAGCTGGGGCGGCGCCCATGACCCAGAGCATCCAGGCGAGAATCGTCAGCGTTCCACCAGTCTGCCAGCCCTTCATGAGCACGACGCGCTCGATGCCGTTGTCGGGCATCAGGGCATTCATGATCTCAAAGAGATAGGGTGTGCGGGAGAATTCAACGAGGCCTGGGAAGGGGTTTTTACCGGAGACGAGATAGAGGTTTTTCTCTGCGTACTGGGCAATCGTTATGTTGGGGTTGGGCCGGATTCCGAAGTGATAGTCCGTGAACGTGGTGCCAAGGCGAGGGCTTAGGTAATCAGGTCGCCGTTTCATCGTCCTCCTTGAGGAGTGACTCGGTGCCAAAACGCTCACTTACCATATCCCTCAACGCTTTCGTGATCGAGGATTTCTGATAGACACGGAACGCGAGGCCGAGATCATTCAGCTCCCTGGTGAAGTCCTTGATGCGATCCTCACCGAGATTGTTGCGGATGAACTCGGTCAGAAGTCGCTTGAATTCGCGTTCGCTTTCGTTTGGCAGGTAGAGAAGGCTATCGCGCGTGGCGCGAGCCACGGTGAAGGCCTCGGTTTTGAATTTGTCGATGCTGATAAGGTTGCCGGCTTCCTTCTCAAAGCTCAACTTGGCCTGCAGGGCTTCGTAGTGCCGAAGGACGCGGTTGGACTCAGCGGGAGTCATCTCTTCGACATCATCGCCGTCCTCTGGCTGCTGATCGACCATCTTCCGATCTTTGCGCAGATCCTTGTTCTGATGCCACTCGATGCAGCCATCGTAGATGATGATTCGGGGCGATCCGCTGTCACGAATCACAGATGCGGAAAGACGTTCGCCTTTTTTCGCGGCGCGGCTTACCGATGCCTGGTTCACTCCAACAATCCGTGCAAACTCGCGGATGGATGCCGTCTGCTTTTCCAAAAACTCACTTCTCCAAGTACGCCGACCATTCGGCTGCATCAAGGAAATAGCAGATTGTGGTCAGCCATAGGAAGCAACTCAATGTCCGCAAACTGCGGACAGAGCTGGGTGTTCGCTGGGCTTGACGATTGGGAAAATCTGAGTTTTGAAAACACTTCTGTGTTGACCAATCCGTGCGGCGAGCGCTAAAAAATCACAGAAGCAACACTGGAAAATCGAAAAAATTGGAAGCTGTAGTCCCTCAGCAGCATAGGTTTGTGGGTGGCGTGACCATTCCACAGGAGTGTTGCTGTTGACGCAAAAAATTTTTAAATTTTGGCGAGAGAGGGCGGTTGATCGTCAACCATTGGCAAAAGGGGGCTTGGGAGGACCCAAAAGCACAAAACCCACACACAGCAGGCTTTACAAAATCACATGGTCTCTTAAACCTTGTCAATCAAGGTATACGAGGATATCAAAGCCTATATACAACACACCACCATTGTTTGCTAACAAGAAAAGCGCAAACTCATTGCCTATCAATGCTTTGATGTCTTTGCTTAAGAAGCACACACAACAGAGCCAAGTCGTTTTGCTTGTATCTGCCAGGGTAGGCTAACATTGAACCAAGCCAGGGGTCAACGCAGGCCGCCTGTCGCATGAGTTTGGTACATTGGCGCTCATTCATATCATTCAGGCACCATTTCGCAGAATAGATCAGGTTTTAAGTCAATGGCCGTACCTTTCAACGGGTTTAAATCAAGATCGGGACATTTGCTATTAGATCGTCCAGTCGTGTAGCCCTTTATTGTGTCGTCTTCGAAATGTAGAAAGCTGATCCTGGCTTTGGATGGGGATGATGCTGACGCGTAAATGTCGAAAGAAACAGGATCGGAAATGGAAAAAGTGACTTCGTCTGTTTCAGCCGCGTTCCTATATACGCTTACGTATACCTTTAGGCTCTTTTTCTGTTTCAAAGCTTCAGAAACAGAGAAATTTATAATGACAGATTTCTCCGAAGAACTATTTGCGAGTGATCCGCTTCCAGGCTTTTCAATAGAAACCCTATTCGAGTCATCAGCGCACGAATATAGACAAAGCAATGCCGAAATGATGTACAATTTAATAGTCATATCGTCAACCTATCCAAGAGGATTTAATGGCTAAGAAAGCAAAGGCTTCGCAAGTCACAAGAACCAAAAAAACAGATTTTAACGCAAACAAAAAGTTATACTTACAGCAATTCGATGAAAAAGCAAGATCGCTCAATCAATCTGATTCGGAATACTCTGCTCAACTTCGTCAATTGATTGATCAGCGCCCATCGACCTACTTTACGGATGATTTTGTTCGGGCTGCAAGGCAGTTTGCTATCAAAGTCGATGCAAATCAACTTTTAAGATGCAGGATTCTCGGATATGACGGAATCGTGCCCTACGATAGATTCGTTGCAAGATTTGCCATCACTTGGGTGGGTGTACCAATCATTGTAGCTGGTACAGATCGCACGGCAATATTTAGCCCAGAAGGAGGGAGATTGCCGACAGATTGGACTGTCATAAACGAGCCCAAGAAATATCCAAATGCTAAGGAAATCTATTTCACGGTTGGAATTACTTGCGCAAACAAGTCTGCGATCAAGGATTTCAATCAAGATGTTGTTGACCCGCTGTTCTACGCGAACCCGAATAAATCTGGGACGTCTACCATGCTTTTTGAAGTAAACGGTGGGAACGGGATCGGTTTCTATCTCCAATTTGAAGGTACGTTTAGTATTGTGCTGCGATAGATCTTCTGACCTAAATTTGACTTGAAGTTGCTTCACTGGTGACTTCGAGTCAAACCTTTAACCTTAATCCGATAACCATTCTCCCTAAAATTCAGCTTTTCTTCCAGGTGGAGCCCACCGAAGCGGACCTACTGCTCGGGACTTGCTACCCGCTAGTGCCGCTTGAGTATGAACTTTCCTCCTTTCTACTATTCTCAAGCTCAAATAAAATATATCGGACCATTGGCCCAATATCAACAATAAAAATCCACAATCATTAGATAATTATATTTACATCGGACCATTGGCCCAGTATAACTAGAGAGAAGTTAGATACAGCTGGGCACAATGCCCGATAGGAGTTTCAAATGGTTCTTTCTTTCGATTTCTACACTGGCGTCCAGGTCAAAGTCCTTCGCATGGCAGCACGCCTGAGCGTGCGCGATGCGGCGAGGGTTTACGGAGCTTCCGTGAAGCTCTGGAAGGCTTGGGAGGCTGATTTGGAACCGATCCCCGCCGATGTCATCTACATGCTGGAAGAGGCGGCAGAGGCCGAGCCGCTCCCTCTTCGTTTCGATGACTGATCCAATCTAATTTCACCCCTTCCCAGCAATTGGGAAGGCCCAACACAGCTGGGCACAATGCCCGAACAGGAGTTTTTATGTCTGAATTTCGCATCTGGTTTGGTTCCCTGGCAGCCTATAACGCTGGCGTCCTGCGTGGCGAATGGATCACTCTTCCAACGGATGAGGAGCGCCTTCGCCGCATCTATAATCTTTACACTGCAAACAGTGATCACGATTTTTATATTGCTGATTGGGAATTGCCCTTTGAGATTAGCGAGTATGAAGACATCTTTAAACTCAACACTGTGCTTGAGCAATACGAAAAGCTGGATGATTGGCAGCGCGAGGCTTTCGAGTTTCTGGTTGACCAGGAAAGCATGGACTTCGACGAAGCTATGGAGAACATGGATAATGTTGTCATTCATTGCTGCGCTACCTTCGAGGAGCTGGCAGAGCAATACGTAGACGAAGGTATATTCGGAGACATCCCCAGCCATTTGTCAGGCTATATTGATTACGAAGCTATTGGCCGTGACCTGAGCTTTGAGGGGTTCTATACGGAATGGAAAGATAAAATCGTAGAGTATAGGAACTGAATTTTTTGCGGGGGTTCGCTGCAACCCCTGCTTTTTCAAAGAAAAGCCTTTGACTTTGGGCCAATGGTCCGGTAGATTCTTCTTCATAGCAGAAATACTGCTTCAGCGGTGGCAGAGTATAGCCTCTGGCACATAGGCTACTAGCGCCTTTCGCACCATGGTGCGGGGAGGAGCATATTTAAAAAAATCACCGGCATAGATTGCGAAAATGAATAACATTTTGACCGCTGAAGAATCAAATATGGTGCTCGTTGAGCGAAGAATAGAATTCCTGAAGAGTTGTCAGAAGAAGCCATTCTCGCCCAGAAAGTTTTCCCTGAAAGCCTTTGATCAAGGCTATGAGCCGCCATCCCCTCGGGAAATCCGCGAGGCGATGAAGGACTATACTTCCACCGATGTCGCTTCGATGGTCGGTGTGGACGAACGCACGGTCAGACGGTGGAAGCTCGATGAATCCAAGACAAGCTATCGAACCATTCCATATTCAGCCTGGCGGCTTTTTCTTATTCTTGACGGAGTCGTTCCAGCAGCCACCAGCGATGAAGCCATAGCCGAGAATGTTCGTCTATTGGAGGCATACCAGCAGCAGCCGCGTTTGCCGCGCAAGCCATCACTCAGGCCCTTCAACAATGGCTACGTGACACCGACGTCGGAGGAGATTCAGGAGGCTTTCAAGGACTACTCATCAGACGAGATCGCTGCGATGGTGGGTGTAGAGGAGGCCGCGGTGCGGCGATGGCAGCTGGATTCATCCAAGCCCAGCTACCGGGCCATCAATTACTCAGCCTGGCGGCTTTTTCTCGTGCTGACCGGAGTGGTGGCGGCAGTATGAGGAACTGTGAAATCTTTGCGGACTCAACCACGTCTTTGGGCGAATCACGCCTTATACATTGCTTCATTTCTCCAATTCCTCAGCAGAGATCAATTCCTTTCTTGCCGCCTTTAGCACATGCAGGGATGCGCTAAGACCCAAAACACTCATGAACAAGGCTACCGCCAGATCTGGCCACCGGCTATTGAAAGTGTAGACACCGACAGCAGCCGCCATGACAGCGATATTCCCTAAAGCATCATTCCTTGAGCATAACCAAACAGCCCGCATATTCGCATTTCCCTCTCGATATTTAAAGAGAAGAGCTGCAACAGTTACATTACTCAGCAATGCGAGGACTGCGATAAATCCCATGGTTTCGGCTTCAGGTACGCTGCCATACATCATCATAACAATGGTTTGCACAAATACAAACACCCCGTAAAGTCCCATGCTGGCACCTTTAATCACAGCGATGCGTGAGTTCCAAAGAGGCGACAGAGCAAATACCGCCAACGAAAGGCCGTAGTTTGCAGCGTCGCCGAAAAAATCCACGGCATCTGCAAGCAGAGAGGTGGATCCTGACTTTGCCGATCCTGCAATTTCCAGAATGAACATGGACAAATTTACAAGTAGCGCGATCCACAGAATTCTTTTGTAAGCTTTGCTTGCAGTTTTTTTCACAGGATCAACACTGCAACAGGATTCAGACATCCACCGGCCTCCTCGAATCGCTGGCATTTGCAGAACGGCAAAAGCCAGCTTTGAAAAATACTAGCCGTTTGCTTCTGGCATTGGTTCGTTCTTATGGAAAAGAATATACAGTACCGGGAGAACTACAAGAGTTAGAAGCGTTGAAGAGATAATGCCGCCGATAACAACCGTTGCAAGAGGTCTCTGCACTTCAGCCCCGGTTCCATGAGCAAGAGCCATTGGTACAAATCCTAAAGACGCAACGAGTGCAGTCATTAGAACTGGCCGAAGCCTTGTCATGGAGCCCTCGCGGACCGCGTTTACTAGATCATGCCCACTCTGCCGAAGATCGTTTATAAAAGAAACGAGGACGAGTCCATTGAGAACAGCTACTCCTGAAAGCGCAATAAATCCCACTCCGGCTGTGATCGAAAGAGGAATATCTCTGAGAATCAAGGCGAAAACACCACCGCTGAGGGCCAGAGGAACTCCCGTGAAAACAAGCAGAGCGTCCTTCGTATTTTTGAATGTGAGATAGAGAAGACCAAAAATCATGAATAATG